CGGCAAACCCCGCTATCGCCGCGTAACTATCAAATCCTTTCAGGCTTCCGTTGACGACCAGCCCGGCGCTCGCAGCCATCACCAACTGGTGCCAATGGCCCATAATCAAAATGTCGTGAGGCTTGTTCACCTGCAACCGGTATTGCAATCGTTTGATCGGCGGCCAGATCCCACCAACACCGCCGCCTCCTTTCGCAGAGTCACCATGCGTGAGAAGAAACCTTGTTGAATAAACGCTGAACAGGCAGTCGTGCGACTCCGGTATCTGCCAGGTCACGTTGCCTGCACCGCTTACCTGTTGTGCCGAGTGTACCAGTAGCCAGTCCCACGAATCCCGGGCGCGGCCCGCTGTGCGAGGCTTGATCGTCAACCGTCCGTGGTTGCCGACCACCGAGACAACGTGGACTTTCGGGAAATGTTCAGCGAGAAAATCGACACACCCGGCTACCTGCGCGGCCCAATGGGCGACGGTAACCGGGGCATACGGTGTCTCGTTGTGTTGCGCGAGGTCATGTATCGTTCCCGATACGAGATCCCCGCCGAGCGCCAGCACCAGTCCTTCGATTTCCACGCCAGCTACATAGTCCCGTGAGAGTTCAACGACTTTCTCAGCGAACTGACGTAGCCTGAGTTCACCGATCCGACGGTCATACTTGTTCAACCCGTTTTCTTCGAACTTGATGACCTCATCGAAATGGCAGTCGGAGAGCATGGCGACAATCGTTGCCGCCGACCGTTTCGTCTGCTTCGGCGTCAACCATTTCGGCGGGTCCAACCCGGCGGCCAGTTCATAGGTGTCTACCCGGATGGTCAGATCGTCCCGCTCCGATGTGAGCGTTTTGACCTGTTCACGGGCGACAGCCAACTCGGCTTTCGCTTTGACCGCCTGGTTTTCCAACCGGCCCATGCGCCCGGTCAGCGCGGTGAGTTCAACGAACTCGTCTAGGGATTCAGTCAACAGTCTGCTGCTTGTAGCGTTCTGTTACCAAGGTTTGACATTTCCCGGCGGTGGCGTCCTTGTACCCGATCTGGTTCAACCAGTCGGCAATCACTTTCGCCCCGGCGTTGGAAGCCATGATCTGCGCCTTGATGTTCTCAGGGAGTTTGTCGCTCCACCGTTCACCGCCAGCGTTGCGCTTCGTAGCCGTGAACTCTGCGAGGCTTACGGCACCGTCAGCATCCGACACAGAAGGATGCCTTCCCAGAAAGACCCGTCGTCCGAATACCGGATCGGAGACATTTCAATATCTTCAACGGTGACAGTCTCAGACCTGTCTCCTTCTTGGAAGGTGACAGCCTGTGCGGAGGTAACCAGGTCGCGCAGATGCAGATATTCTACCTGAGAATCAACCCCGGATGGGGCACCCGCACCAAAACTGGTGGAAACACGGCTCTGAATGACCAGTGGGGCAATGATTTCTTCTACCCTCTTTGGCTGCGGCCGGGCGTGAACAGACCAGCGTTCCAACGTGGGTCCAACCGTCGTGTCCGTGCCCCGAGCCAAAGTGACTGTGACGGTGAAGGTTTCCGACGCCGGATCAGACGCCGTGTAGGCAGTCTCCGCTCCGGTCCCGGTCAACACCATCGCTGTCGAGTTGTTTTCCTCATCGACCAGAGTGAGAGTCGTTGTCCCATTGGTGCCCGGGCCTAAACCCCGGTAGTTGGTGTCGCCGTCTGCGTAGTCGAGGCCGGCCGTCCGGTAGTCGATACCGGCCCCGGCCAACCCAGCGGTTGACTTGTCGAACCGGCCGGACACGGCACGGGTCACCTTCTGCGCCGAAGTACCGAACGTGACCACCCCGGAAACCAGTTCCGCGCTAGCTGAAAGAACCCCGGCGGTTGATTCCCCGTAAAGCTCCCCGTTGCTGTCGGTGAACAGCACTTTGTTCTCGAACACTTCGATACTGGTGACGTTGCCGTAAGAGTCAGAGTCGTGGGCGAGGAACCGGCAGTAGGCAGGAACCAGAGTATCCACGAAGATCGTCAGATCAGCCTTCCAGGTATCACCGTTAGAGGTGCCCCAGTAGGCGTACTGGCCGGAGATCCTCGTTGAGTGGGCTTTCCCGCCGTCGTCTATCACCGGGCCGAAGGTCACGGACTGCTGGTCGTTGGTGTTGATAACCCCGAAGCGGACACCAGAAGAAGTACCAACCACCATCAGTTCCCCGAAGGTGTCTATCGAGAACGGCCCGGAGAATGTTTCACCGACCGGTAGGACACCGGCTGGCACCGGGTGGGCGAGCGAACCGTCGGTCGCTGACACGCCTATCGCGTACAGGATGCCTTGCCCGTTGTCGTTGTAAGCAGCGTAAAGGGCTTGCGGGCCGCCTTTGATAGCCACACAGGTTCCAGCCAGGGTCTTGTCGAAGGTCAAAACCGTGCCAGACGAGTTGAGTTCCACGATGCGGGCACCGTCAGAAGACAACAGTCGGCCGTTGGCGTACTCGATGACATCGCCGGCGAACGATCCGATGGTTGAAGCGGTCGTCGTGTTGGACACGGTGGCCTTCTTCACGGCTGACCCGGTTGTGGCGTACACGCTGGTCCCATCGGAAGTCCAGTCGGTGATCGTGCCACCCATCGGGGTGACAACAAAAACCGGGGCTGCTGTGCCGTTCGGGTTCGTGTGATATTTCAGGTCCGACCCGTCCGAGTAGTAGAAGACATCGGCGTTGACGAGCCGGGCGTACAGGTTCGAGTTCGACCCGGATACTTTGGCTTCCAACGCCTTGCACATCGTCAACCGGCCCTTGGTGAAGATGTCGATGTTCTTCGAGGTGTAGAACCTGCGGCGGTCAGAGTCAGCCAGGTCGTAATGTTCCTGGCCAGCACCGTGCGACCAGTCGGTTTGTGAGCGTGTCCACTGGCCGACGTTGGACAGCGTGTTCTCACCAACGTCTTCGCTGGTGTCCCGCTGCTCCTTCTGCGCCGGGGTGGTGCGACGGCGATACGAGTTGTAGTCAACTAGGTATCCACGGCCGTCAATCGAAATGTCGTACTGCGGTGTAACCGCCATCGGCTACTCCCCGCTACGAAGCCACTGGGTCGGGTAAAGCTGCGAAAGCCGGGCTTTCTCCGCTTCGATCCTCTCCTGGCGTCGGAACCGCAGGTCGCGTATAGACGCTGAGATGGCCCCCGATGGGACTTCTTCGGAGCGTCTGACCGGTGCTTGCGTGGTGATCGACTCGCGGGCTATCGGCTTGAACGTCATCAGCACCATCGCCGCCCCGATGGGGGGCAGGTCGTATGCCTGCGTGTGCAGGCCCGTGTCGGTCAACGCTGTGGTGGTCAAGGGCAGGGTGGCGAACGGTGCCTTGTATTCGACCCGCACCGTCTGACCGGAAGTGGGTTCATCAGCTAGCACCAGGGCTACCCCGGATGCGAATGTTGAAGTGTCCCGGTTGCGGCGCAGCGACCAGCGGCGAACCTCAGGTTCAGACTTGTCCGAAGATTCGTCGGTGAACGTCACCCGGTGTACCGCTAGGACATCTGAGGCGAGGTTGTAGCCCTGTGTGGCTGCCGAATAGGTGAACGTGGCGGTCTTCACCTGATACAAGCCTTTGGCTGACAGGTCGTTCAGGTCGTCGTTGAGGGCGTCGAGGATCATGTGCGCCGGGTACTGCGGGTTGGATCGGATAATCGAATCGTCAGCGTGGCTGGAAGCAGCAGTAGACGACGCGTAGCCGCGCATCACCGTCACGTTCTGCCCGCTGACAGAAGTCACATACATCAGTTCGGTGCCGATCTCGATGATCGACCCAGCGGTTATCGGCCCGGGCGAGAACTCGACAGCGAACGTCGCCGTGTCGGCAGCAGAAATGGCACCATCCAACCTGTTCAACGATTCCACGGTGCCCGACAACAACAGATCCCGGGTCCGGTCAATCCATGTTTGTGCCGTCATCCGTCAACCTTCGCCTCTGCAAGCAACTTCTCTGTGGCCTTCCGCGACTTCTTGTTCTTCACGACATGACCAGCTTCTACTTCCATCCTAGTCTCAGCGGTCTTCTCCAAATCCGCTGAGTCACGGATACCTGTGGGTTGAAGCCCATCATCCCGCAGCCTCTTGTACGCGTCCCTGTCTTTCTCCAACTTGTTCCAGGCTTTCTTCTCGCCGGCAGCGCCGCTGCGGGTGACCATCGCAGACGGGGCGACCATCAAAGACCGGGCCTTCTCAGCGAACGCAGCGCGTTCCTCCGGGGTGGCGTCCCACACGAACCGGCCATCGACATAACGGAGTTCGCTCACTATTTGACCTCTACATCCACGGTGTTGCCAGCGGCTACCAGCAGCGCCGCTTCGGTTTCAGACAGGTCGTCGGGATAGTTGTGCCCGCCGTACAAGGTGCGGGTGATGGTCGCTATGTCCGCTTCGGTCATCGGTTGGGTGGTGGTAACCGTGGTGTCCGACAGAATCCAGACGTTGCCGCCTTTGGCCCGTGGAGCGTAGAAGCGGGCCAGCCGGTTCTTCGCAGCGTGAGGCTGGTAGTCCGTTTCGCCTTTCGCCAGGTTGGGAAGCGTGTCAGTTGTCGGGGATGTGAACAGTTCTGTTATGTCTGTGAACGATGAGAGGGCGCTGGTCGCTGCGACGACAGACGGGGTGGTTGTGGCC